GTCAGCAGACTTCTCGGGTTATGTGCGGCAAATGGGCAGAATGGGGGCAAAGCTTGTCTGATCAGCCAAAGTCTTGCCGGATTTGCGGCAATCCGATTGTTTCGGCAAAGCTTCCAAGCCGCCATGGCCGGCCTAGGAGTGTCTACTGCTCTCCCGAATGTCAGCGAGAGGGTAATCGGATCACGACCCGCGAAAAGCAGAAGGCCATCCGAGAAGGAACCCACCAGCCCAAGTCGCGTTACATTCAGCCGATAAGCCCGGATGTTCGTCCAGCCTATACCCTGGCCGAGTTCGTCAAGTTCTGCGCCCAACTGACCCTGGATACTGGCCAACGGTTTGTGGTTGAGCCGTTCCAGCGGGATATGCTGCAAGACCACTTCGACGGGACCGCAGAGCTGCTTGTCCTCATCCCCAAGAAGAACGGCAAGACCACTCTCATGGCGGCCCTTGGCCTATTCCACATGTTGGCAATTGGGGATGCCGAGGTGGTCATTGTGGCGTCATCCAGGGACCAGGCATCTGTCCTCTATAACCAGGCCGTGGGTTTGGTGCGCCGGTCCTACCTCGACCCATGGTACGGAGTACGCCCGGGCTATCGCGAGATTCGGATGCGTGTAGACGGTGGCGCGAAGCTCCGGGATGCGGGATCAGAGGGCATGACCTCCCGCATGCGGGTGCTCTCGGCCGATGCCAACACCGCCGATGGCGTTATCCCGACGCTGGTCTTGGTGGACGAACTCCACCGTCACCGGTCATCGGAACTGTATACAACCCTCCGCATGGGCCTTGCGGGTCGCTCTGGGCAAATGGTGACTATCTCCACGGCCGGCTCGCGTTCGGAATCACCACTTGGACTATTGCGCACAGAGGCTTTTAAGCTGCCCTCTCAGTCGCAAAACGGCCATCGCCGCGCCGCATCGGCTGATTCGGTATTTGTTATGCATGAGTGGGCACTAACCGACACCGACAACCTGGACGACATCCAGCTTGTAAAGCGAGTCAACCCGGCAACGTGGCAGACGGTTGCGAGGCTTCAGGAACAGCACGATTCGCCCCTAACGTCTCCCTCGCACTGGGCCCGGTTCGCCTGCGGGGTTTGGACCGAGGGCGAGGATACTTGGCTTGAGCCGGGAGCGTGGGACAAGCTGGCCGTTGATATCGGTGGTGTCGCGGACGGCGAAGAGGTGTTCCTGGCCGTTAGGGCTGCCGCCGGTATGGGAATCGGCATCGCCGCATTGAGGCCAGAGTCCTTTGCGCGACGTGGGCCTGACGGTTCTATCGAGGAAGGCAATCGTTTTGCGGTGGCAGTTAGGGCCGAGATTCTGCCTCCCCCGCCTGGGGGCCGAGTTCCGCTGGGGGTCGTTGAGCAGACCCTCATTGAGCTTTGTAGGCGCTATGCAGTTCGCGAGATTGCCTATGACGCCGAACAATTCATGCGTTCCGCTGAACTATTGGCCGAGCAGGGATTGCCCATGGTCGAGATTCCGCAACGCCCAATGCGTTTGGCTCAGGCCACCGCCACCATGTCTCGGCTGGTATCGGGTGGCTTGCTCCGCCACGACGGCTCGCCCGAACTACGGGCTCAGGTAGTCGCGGGACAGACTAAGGAAACCGTCCAGGGCTGGTACTTGGTGCCCACCGCACAGACCGCCGCCCTGATCGCGGTGGCTATTGCTGCCCACCAAGCTACCCAGGTTCCCGCCGATGACCCGGAGTTCATCGCGCTATGAGACTCAAGTTCAACTTCCGAGATGGTCTCCACCTTGAGAAGCACGACATCGACAAGATAGCGCTATGGGGCCGTGGCGAGGACATCGGCGACCCCGTCCACGCTGGCGTGCTTGTCTCGCAGACTTCTGCCCTCGGGCTATCGGTGGTTTATCGCTGCGTCTCCCTAATCTCGGGAACGCTGGGAGCACTCCCCGCCGACATCGTTCGCAAGCGAACCGATATCCGAGAGTCCGTAGACCGTACCCCAGCCTGGGTGGACGTTCCCAACCCTGAATCAACATGGTTCGAGTTCGCCCGCCGGGTCTTCGAGTCGCTTGCCATGGACGGCAATGCCTTCATCCTCATCACAGCCCGCGATTTCGCTGGCCAGGCCCGAGAGCTCTGGACCCTGAACCCCCGCGCTGTTCAGATCCGCCGGAGGGAAACCAGCCGCAGGATGTTCTTCCTGGTGAACGGTTCTACCGAATACACGCGGTTCGGCCCGGACAACCCATTCGGCGACGTGCTGCATATCAAGCTGAACGATGCTGGGGGCATGCGGGGACTCTCCCCGCTTGATCTTGCCCGCCAGGGCCTCGGCCTCGGGCTCGTCGCCGAGAAGTTCGGAAGCAAGTTTTTCGGCACTGGCCAGCAGATGTCCGGGGTGATCACACTTCCCCAAACTGATAGGCCAAAGACGAAAGAGAACATCGACCTCATCCGAGAGAACTGGGAAGCCAAGCACGCTGGCTCCGACAAGGCTCACCGACCCGGAGTTCTGACGGGCGGGGCGACGTGGACCCCCATCTCAGTTACCCCGGAGAACGCCCAGTTCCTCGAGACGCGGAAGTTCCAGGTCGAGGACATCGCCCGGTGGTTCGGTGTGCCGGCCCATATGGTCGGCCTCGAGGAGAAGAACACCTCCTGGGGAACCGGGATCGAGGCCCAGTCGTTGGGATTCGTCCGCTTCACGCTGCTCCCGTGGATCGAACTGTTCGAGCAGGCCATGTCTCAGCTGCTCGTTCGGGGACAGGAACTCAAGCTCAATCAGCGGGGACTCCTGCGCGCCGACTCCAAGACGGAGGCCGAGGTACTGGTTCTGCTCTCAAACAACGGCATTGTTACCCGGAACGAGGTGCGGGCGCTGTATGACAAGCCCCCAGCGGCCGGTGGGGACCGCTTCATCCTCCCGCTGAACATGCAGATCCTCCAATCCAATGGTCAAGCGGAGCCTGCGCCCGTGACCCCACCCACAACATCTAGTCCAAATGGCAACGGCAATGGCCAGGCGTCCTTGCCGCTGGAGGTGAAGGAATGAGAGAGCGGTTCGTAGCGGATATTCCCCGCGAGCTGGCTCAGGTAGAAACGAAGGGCCGGATGCTCGAAGGATATGCGAGCGTCTTCAATTACCCCATTGACTCGGGAACGCCCCGCAATCCCCAGACCACATTCGTCAAGCCGGGAGCATTCACCCGTACGCTGGCTAAGGACCGTGAACGAATCCAGGTGTTGTTCAACCACGGGCACGATCCCCGCTATGGCGAGCTCCCCATCGGAACTATCAAAGACCTGCATGAGGACGGACGTGGGCTAAAGGCCAAAGTTGAACTTCACGATGGCCCGGACAACGAGAACATCCGCGCTGCCCTTGCTTCCGGTGCGCTCCGTGCCATGTCGATTCAGTTCGAGACGGCTCAGGAAGAGTTCAATGCAGATCGCACCGAACGCTATCTCCAACAGATCAACCTTTGGGAATTCGGCCCCGTAACCTTCCCGGCCAATGCGGCCGCCACCGCCTCCCTGCACTCCCTCGTTGCCCTGGCCTATGACCTTGATGAACTTGAGATGCACTGGGACGGTGCCGCTGCAATGCGGACTTGCTCCAATTCGGGAGAGTTTCGCAAGATCGCCTTCGAGCGCAACAACGATTCCGACCCCGACACGGCCGCGCACTGGGCACTGCCGCATCACCCTCGCCCTGGTGCTGGCCCCGATTCTGCTGGCGTCGCCGCCGCACTTGCGGCATTGCACGGTGGCCGTGGGGGGGCACCCGACCTCAAGCAATCCGTGACATCTGTTGAGAATCATCTGCAAGCGCACCAATCCGAGGCCTCCTCGGTAGACGCTGGGAAAGCCACCGTCGACGAGGCCCGTCTCACCTGGTTGCGGGAAATACAGCGCCGCTACGAGCAGCAAGGCGAAGAGCTCGCCCTCGAGGCGGTACGCATGGTGAAACGGTAAGGAGTACACATGGCAGAAATGCGGGAGGTGATCCAGAAGCTCCACGAAAAGCGCCTCAACATCCGTTCGCAACAGACGGAACTGATGGCGCAGATCGAGGGCGATCTGGACAATGACGGTGGCGGCGAGGCCAAAGCCAAGTGGGAAGCGATGGACAAGGAGTTCGCCGAGCTTGGCGAGACCATCGACCGCTATCTAACGCTTCAAGAGAATGAAAAGGAACTGGACGAGCAGCGCCAGCGGTTCGAGAAGGTCGTTCGGGACCCACGGGTTGCGGAGACCAACGAGCAGGCCTTCGCGGAGAAGGCGCGGAACTGGCTCAGGGCTGGCTTGCCGGATTCAGAAGTGTGGGCCCCGAAGACGCTCACAATCAAATTCGGTTCGCTGGCGGCTCAGCCCGACAGGAACGGCAAGATCGAGTATCACGACCTGACAAAGGGAACGGCGACTGACGGCGCCGAGTTGATTCCGACCGGGTTTGTTCGGACACTCCAAGAGCACCTGATTGAGACTAACGGGGTCCGTCGGACCAACGCCCAGGTCTTCACCACGTCAAGCGGTGAGAACCTGCTCGTTCCCGCAACCACCACGCACGGCACAGCAACACTGGTGGCTGAGGGCGGCGCGTTCCTCGAGAACGATGCTCAGTTCAAGCAGGTCACCATGGGGTCCTACAAGTTCGGCCAGATGGTGCAGGTGTCAACCGAGTTGATTCAGGACTCGGCCGTTAACCTGCTGGAGTACCTCGGCCGTGCTGCGGGAATCGCCATCGGTACGGTGACCGGAACGTATAACGTCACCGGAACCGGTACCGCACAGCCCGAGGGAATCGCAAACTCCCCAACGGCTGGTGTTACCGGTGGTGCGGGTACGGGCCTGACGGTCAGTGCCAACAGCCTCATCGACCTGTATCACTCAATCGTCACTGGCTATCGGGCGCGTGGCTTCTGGGTCATGAACGACGCAACCGCCGCGTATATCCGCAAGCTGCGTGATGACACGGGTGGCTCGGGACTCGGTAACTTGCTCTGGCAGCCAGGTATGCAGGCCGGCCAACCGGACACCCTGTTCGGCCGTCCTGTCGTCACCGATCCGGCCGTGGCGGTCATGGCCATCAACGCCTACTCGATTGCGTTCGGCGACTTCAGCGCCTACTTCGCGTTCCGCGATGTCAATACGGTCACCTTCGACCGCAGTGATGACTTCGCGTTCTCGACCGGTCTGGTGTCGTTCCGTTCGAGTCTGCGGACAGACAGCAAGCAGCTCATCAACGGTGCATCTGGCGCGGTGAAGTTCTACCGCAACGGAGCCTCGTAAGAAAGCTGGGGGTTGGGGGGGCTTCGGCCCCCCCTCTCCCCAAGGGGGATATATGGCGAAGGTCAAAGTTCTGGTGCTTTACCCCACGGGATTCGGTGGGGTGGGCTTGGGAGATGTAGCGGGTTCCGATGTTGTTGAAGTAGATGAGGATCAAGCCAAGATGCTGGTCGGGCACGGTTGGGCCGAGTACGTCAAGCAGCCGAAAACGGTTGAGACGGAAACCGCAGAAGTGCAGCTCTCAAAAGGTAGGAAGGCCAAGTAATGGCCGTCATCGAACTTCAGGGCAGAGACGCCATCCGGCTATCCGATGCCCAGACCGGGAACGGCGACAGCACCAATATCGCAAGGCGTGGGATTCAAGACACGACACGTCAGGGCACCCTAGTTCTCACAACCACGATTGGCGCAACCCCAACTGTGACCATCAACATCCAGGGCTCCGGCGACGGAGTGAACTGGACGAACATCGAATACAGTGCTGAGAACACGATTTCGGGTACCTGGGTGACGACTGCCCTTACCATCACGACAGCCAAGACCGGGTTCTACAACCTCCGGCCGGATAGGGGCTGGCGGTTTCTCAAGCTTGCTTATTCAGCGAACACCAACGTGACCACTACAGCGGATGCGTATCTCTAGGAGAATAGATGTCTACATTCCAACTCTACGGGAAGTTTGCGGCGAACATCCTGGGCGGTGAGGCAGCCTCCGACGTTGGGATGTCGGACTATCTGAGCAACAGCATTCGCTTTACGCTTCACACTGCCACCTACGTGCCGAACATCGACACTCATGAGGCATTCGCCGACGCTACAAACGAGCTTGGCACGGCCAACGGCTACACGGCCAACGGCATCGCCATTGCCGGCAAGACGGTCACCTACAACGCCACGGGCAACATCACCACGTTCGATATGGACGACACCACAGTGACGTGGACAGCATCGGGTGGCTCGCTGGTCTTCCAGTATGCAGTCTTGCACGACGATACGGTGACAGTCGGGCCGCCCATCAAACCCCTCTACGGCTACATCGACTGCGGAGCCCAGACCATTACTGCGGGCAACACCTTCACGATTACCACTGGCGCGAATGGGCTGTTCCAAGCAACAGTGACGTAGGTGGCGGCCTGATGCCTTTCAGGTTCGTCAACGACTCGGAGAGCTCCCAGCCGACATCACAGATCGAGCCGGATGTCCGCGACTTCGAGATCATGATGGCCGCCATTGGCGGGACTGCCGGCACGGGCTACGGCAAAGGTCCCACTGGCGTGGAATCCGGGTGCGCCGTCACAGCTCAGGGTACACCGGATCAGACAGTCGCGGTAGCTGCGGGAGTCGCCCGTATCGGTGGGCGGCGGGTGGTGGTTGCGGGCGGTAACGTTAGCCTCTCCGCTGCCAGCGGCTCGAATCCGCGAATTGACCTGATCACGGCCGACACCGCTGGAACGAAAGGCGTAACAGACGGAACCGCAGCGGCCTTCCCTGTCTATCCGACAATTCCCACTGGGAAGGTCATCCTTGCCGCCGTATATCGAGCGACCAGCGACAACCTAATCAACACGGTAGACATCATTGACAAGGGCGCTACGGTCCCCACACCGCCCTATGAGGACGTTACATGGTACGGGGCTACCGGTACCGGCTCGGGGGATGACTCAGTAGGAATTCAGGCTGCTATGGATGCGGCCGAGGCAATCGCGGGAACATCCGGTAGGGGGATCGTGTATTTCCCCCAAGCATCGAGCAAGTGGCGCATCACTTCACAAATCATCTGGAAAGACAAGGTTAGTGTCTATTCACCACGGAACACCGTGCTGCTATATGCAGGTACGACCCTGGCCGATGGTGTCGTCATCTCAGAGAACACCGGTGGCCAGAACTACCAGTACAACCAATGGGTCGGGATTGGCGTAGAGGGCGGTGCAACCGGCACGCCCCTGGCCGATTACGGCATCAGGTTCAATGAGAACTCGGGCAAGGTGGACTGGGGAACCGTGATCCGCAATGTCGGGTTCCAGGTGTTTAACAAATCGGCCGTGCGCCTAGAGGGTGGCATCACCAACTTCTTCATGTCGGACTTCCGCATGGACCACTGCAATGAATACGGAATCGACATCACCCGCTCAGCTACAGCGAACAAGACCATTGACTTCGTGGAGATTCGCGACTTCACCTACGACAACGGATCGGCTACCGCCCCCCCCAAGGGAATGCTTCGCATTGACAACGGGAACCAGGGGATTAACGATGCCGAAGCGCGGGTCACGATCCGCAATGCCCGCATTGAGTTAAACTACGGTAAGAGCACGACCACGACAGATACTCAGGCACTTCCCCAGACGACCATCAACGCTACCGATACGTCCACATTCGCCACATCGGGCGTTATAGCCATCGACATCAACGATGGCACCACCACTCAGGTTGCGTATACGGGCAAGACGGGGACCACGTTCACCGGGTGTACTGGCGGAACAGGCACCTACGCTCTGGGTGCGACCATCGCCCAGACAATCTCTGAAGGCGTGTTCACCTTAGTCCAGAACCCGACGGTGC